CTTGTAAATCTGATGCAGATGATGGAACTTCTACGGCTGTAGTAATTGCAGTATCTGCTTTTCCAGCCACTATAAACTTTGGGTCAAATAGTTCTGGAAAATCTGTTTTTAGGGCATGAATTTGGTCATCAAGACCATTTACCTCAAAATCTTCAGTTAAAGATAATGCATCCATCTTAATATATTTGGTTAGCTTATCTCCATGCTGAATACCCAATGATGATAGATGTTTTTGAACCTTCTCATTCATAAGGCTTGCTTGGATTTGGGAAACCTTGGCAGAGGATTCATTCATCTGTTGTTCCAAGGCTTCCTTTTCCAATCTGAATTTTTTAGCTTCCGCCTTCGCCTTTTCCAAAGCGTCTAAGACGGCTTTTGGATCACGAATTTCGGTAGATGTACCTTCTACGATATTCTGTTCTTCCATTTATTATGCTCCTGTATTTTCTTCTCTTTCGGCTGCTGCTTCCTGCATAGCCAAGTTATTTGTATTTAATCCTGTCCCACGCAAAGCAATTTCTGTTGGTGAGGTTGTATTAGCCATAGACTCATCTGCAATAATCTTTGCAATTTCTGGGTCATAGCCTAGCTCAAGAAGAATCTGCTCCAAAGGAACTCCGACTGACTTCTTGCGAACTGCGATATCCCAATTGTCTAATGAGTCAATTGTTTCTGGTGAACGCCAGTCAATTTCTACTTCTGCAATAATTCCTTCAATGCGAAGCATGAATTTGAACAGGTCTCTCCAGGTTGAACCAAATGCAAGTTGGCGATTTAATACCTTCTTGAATAATGGTGCTTCAGCAACACGAAGTGCCTGTCCTGATGGCAAATATGTTGTGCTTGAGAAATAATGAACTGGTGTTGATGTAATTGCAGCCATGTCAGATACAAATTCATTTACAGGATCTGTGAATGTCTTTGGGTCTGCCGCTGGGAATTGACCAACTGCTGAAACTCCTTGCAAGTACCAAAGTTGTCCTGGACCATTTTGAAGTGATCCAATATTCTCTCTTGCTGTGTCGTCCTCAGAGAAGTCATCCATCTCTGCTGCATTTCCACCATTTGATAGCGCATAACGCTGTGGTGCACCCTGATAATCAACTGTAAACATATGAGTTGAGATCAACTTGTTAATTGCATCCTGTGGACCAAATGCATCAGCATGTTCTGGTCTTCCAAATGGCTTATTGGTGCGGAAATGAAATACTGGGATCTCATTCCATGGATTTACGACAGTTTCGATAAGAGAAAGGTTTGGAACGCCATTGATGAACTCAATATCGCCTAGACCTTCATACTTTTCAATTCTATCTGGATAATACATGTTAATTCTGATAACCTTACGGTTTGTAGCATCTGTTAATTGCCACATTTTAGTTGCAAATGACTTGATTCTAGGGTTCTCTTGGTCATAAACAATTGTTGTATTCAGCGGTGAATTATAATCAATTGCTAGATTTCCCTGTGCATCTGGCCATACAATTGCATAGCAATCGCCATAAACAAGGGCATTCTTATGAATTTCATTGATATCTAGCTGCAAATCGCTTTGTTCCCAGACCTTGTTAATGTAATTATCTCCTTCTTCTGTTGTTGTTTCAATTTGTTCGATTTCAAGACGGTTTAGAACTGAATCTACAACTGTCTTGCTAAAATTAAAGCGAAAATCGCTTTTTTCGTTTCTAAATAGTCTGAACCATCTTTGATTGGCAAAAATTTCTGGATTTACGCCCTGATAGTAAGCATCAGCTTGGTTATATCCTTCTCTTTTGGCAATAATGTGGTCCATTGCTAGCTTAATGTCTGACATTTTATCTCCTTAAGTAATTTAACTGTTTTGCAAGTATTTTTGGCGCTTTATTGTCCAAGAAATACAATATACCTGACACAACTGCGTCAAGAACGTCATCGTGGCTGACCTTTGGAAAGGACCACATCTGTTCTTCTAAGGCTGGGAAATGTGCAGTGTGTCGGATCTTTCCCTGCTGATAGTAGTTCAAGGCTTTACCAGCACGTATCTGTTTTGACACAGATTGTCTGATTGATCTATATTTTACAGGAATATCTTTAAATACATCCTTCCATAGATCACCACCTTGGTTTGTTTCAACGTAAATAACTCCAGGTTCATAAATATCAACCAGCATAGCTATTCTTTCAGACAATTCAGAAGGAGAGACTTTCAGCTGAATAGCCTCTCTCACATAAATGTTGTCATCGTCACCTCTGGACAATACAGCTACTCCCGTATAGTCAGAAATCTTGTTTTTGGTAACGGCAGGGTCAATAGAGATAATTGTATTTCCATATTCACCCTCACCAATAATTACATCCTCATATGTCCAGAAGTTACCATCTGTATTTACAGGTCTGTTCATATAGTTCTTTGCAAAGTCACGCAGGTGTCTTTGTGACTGAAGCCACTCTAGAGACCACTTCTCAGGCCATACAGAGCGTTCTGAGCCATCATCGTTAGGCATAATGGCTGGATAGTAGTGAACCTTCACATTCTGGTCTTTAATCCATTCTAAAGACTGATCAGTGTTGCCCTCTGCGTATTTTCTAAACTCATCCATCATAGAGTTAGGCATAGTTGTTGTACCCACAATAATCATGCGGGCATAAATATTCATAGGGGCTATGTCGTCAAAGACTGTTCTTCGCTGCTGGCCAGCTTGATATTCCGAGTAGTTCTTTTCTCCCTTTTCAATATCATCCAAAATAATGAGGTCAGGGCGTTGACCAAAGACTTTTTTACCCAGTGAGTTAGTATCAATACCGTTAGCGTCGAATATAAAATCATTTGACTGAACAATACGCCAAGCGTTGTTCGCAAAGGAACGCCCAGTGCTTCCGACAATTTTAGAAGTGCATAATTCTGGGTAATCTTCCTTGAGATACTCATTTGTCTCCAATTCATTCTTAAAAGTAAGTAAGTGCGTCTCAGCCTGAGAAGCAGCATCTGAAAATGCAGCCACAAATTTAATATGACCATGGGCGGCGGCCCACATAGGTAGAATTAAGAAGATCCAAGTACTCTTGCCACATTCTCTAGGAGCAATAAATGCATCTCTATTTTGCTTAGGAGTGTCTGGCTTATTGATCCAAGTCTTTCCATATTCTGCAAGTGACCAGTGAAATTCTGAAAGTGTCAGTTCATCATTTGCATTTTTCAAGTGATGTGGCAAATATAGCAAAGCAAATAACATTGGATCATATTTAGTAAGTTCCCGTCTTCCTTCAGATATTGTCAGAAGTGTAGGATTTATATCTTCTAGATATTTTGCTATAGTATTCATATTCTACTGTCCAAATTTATTTGTAGTTGCAAAAATAGCATATAAACTATATTTGTCAATTCAGGTGGTCTAACTTAGATTTAATAGATTCATTCCTTAACTTGGCTTCATTAAGCATATCTACGATTGCTAAATCTGTGCCATCTTTGGATCTATTCTCATTAATATTTGTAGACTTACCTTCAATTAGATTGATTGTCTGAATAGCCTTATGTAATGCATTTGATAACTTATTGATATCATCTGATAATAGATCATCTTGATATAAGGCTTCTACTGTTCTATCAATTACTGCCTGTGCCGCCAATACTTTCTCTTTATCTGTATAGAATATATCTAATTGTTTTGACATAACAGCTAGGCTATTTGCAGTAGGTGTCTCTATATTTCTTTGTACAAAGAACTTCTTGGCTGTATGGTAGCTTTTTGGATATCCTAGATATCTCATTGCTGGACCAATGCCCATTTCTCCCGCCTGTTCTATAAATTCTGTAATTTGTTCATCCGTATATGTTGGATATGGCATATTTGCTCCTTATATCTCTATGTCAATTTGTCGACATATCGCTTTATCTCTATATTGCTATATTTACATTATGACGCACACATTTGTGGGGGTTCATATATAAATATTAAAACTTTGCTCTATTCTCTTCTCTTTTGAGCTTCTTTTCTTTCTTCTTCTGGGATCTATTCCAGAGAGCATCTAGGTTTATTTCTCTTCTTATCCCATGTCTATTGGTATCTACTATGATTCTATTGGACTTTTGAGTCATTCCGCCTCATCTC